TCCTGCGACGCGGGCGCGGCGCGGCTTTGTGAGTTGGGAAGTCTGATATATCGAACGAAACCTGCAAGGGGCCGATCGCATCAGTGCAGACGTAGAACTCCAGTTTCGAGGTCTGGTACGAATTCTGGCCATATGAGATGGACTTTTCCAGTTGAAACAGTCCGCGCTCAATTGCCACCGCGTCTTTGTAGTTGCGGTCGTTCTCCCAGTCGTAGGACTCAGGCACGTAGGATGCGTAGCGGCCCTTAATCGCAACCGTGTTGATTATGTACGGCTCAAACGCATCTAACACGGCCAGGAAGTAGCGTCGCACAAACTCTGCGCGATGCGGACTGCTCACATGTTCGCCTTGATCACCAGCGAGCGAATCAGGCGCACGGAAGGTAACTTGCTCTGCACCCCGAAATGGGCTATGAACCAGCCATGGCGCTAACTCAATGGTGCGCGTGACGTCAGGCTTTCGCGTATTGCCGTCCCAGCCACCCTCGCCCGTCCACGTGATCGACTTGCCCGTGGTTGGGAGCGCATGCACAAGCGCATGATCTTTTTCAAGACGCTTACGCTTTGCGGCTATCTCTTTGTCGAATTGCTCTAAGGTTTTCATGTCAATGCCTCAGTGAGATTTCGTAACCCGCGCGAGCTGTGAAGACCTCGCCAGGACCGAAGAACCCGCCACCGTTCGCCCCTTGAAGGTTCCACCCTTCGCCGGCCTCGATAGTGACCGGCCCGCGCTTCCATTTGAGGATAAGCGAAGCACGCGTCAGTCCATCTTCGTGGCAATCACGCTTGCAAATGAACTGCCCGACGGTGGCGTGGCTGTCGTGGCTCATCTCAACGCGCAGCGCATCTGGTCGCAGTGTCGAGCATCCGCCAAGCGCGGCTAGGATCACTGGAAACGAGGTGGCCACAACAATGTTGCGGAAGAAACGGAATGAGCGCGGCGCCTGCGGCCGCTGGAGTTCGAAGGCAGCGCGCACGGCACGCTGTACGTCGACACGCACTGCAGGCACACCATCATCAACGAAGTCAGGACAACCAGGGGCGTGGCCGAGCCGTCTAACCAGTTCGCAGCATTTACACATTGATGCAATTCCTCATTATCTGCACTGGCTGTGCATTGTCGGGCTGCCTCAGTGAAGCAGCCCTGCAATGTCACAACTGCAGTGCGGCTTCTCGCGTGCCGTATGTGCTCACGTTAACCCAGCGTCCGTCAAGAGTGCGGTACTGGCGTATCCATCCGCCCGTGTGCGGATCTTGGTACGCGCTAATCCAGTTCAGCGCCCTTTCTCCGAAGCAACGAAGGCACGCGCCGTTGTCCATCTTGCCACTAGCCTTGCATGTAGGACACGGCGTGACGCGGCGGACGTATCCGTTTGTCGATAACAGCACGCCGCAAGCCGTGATTGCTTGACCGTTTCGACCGGTATCGTTGTTCGAAAGAACGGTATAACCGTGACGTGTCAGGAATTCGCGGCATCCTGAGCCGTCCACGTCTTGTGGAATGCTGTCAGACAAGTAGCGCGGCAGAAAGCCACTCTCGTTAGCGACTTCGTCTATCAGTTCTTTTTGCATGGGGGGTTAGCTCCTGTCGTGGTCTGCGTAGTACGTGTCGCCGTGAGCGTCGCCACCCGTGGCGCGATATTCGGCTGCCTCTTCCTGGCGATCGTAGAACGCATCCGTGTCGGTAGGCGTCGCGTGGTACTCATCCCAGACGTCGCGGCGTGCGATTTCAATCGAGCAATTGAAATTCCTGGCGTATTCCTGCGCTTCGGCTTCCTGTCGAGCGTCCGTGAGCGGCTTGGCAAACAAGTCAGTGCGCATTGTGCAGTCTCCTGTCGTGCTGGCTAGCACGTGCGCCGATGGTTGCCCGAATTCGGCTGCATGTCAATAATTATTTTTGTGACACGATTCTCAGCCGCCACTAGTGTGAACTCCACAATAGTGACAAATTTTGTCAGTTCGAATCTACGCCCACGCCATGTGGCCTCACGCACGTACTACGGCCACAACATATTGTGGCCGGCGCTCTGTCACGTCAGTGAGACAGTGCCTATGCGCATAACGTGCATTACGTTAACTCGCGCGGGGATTGTGGCGGTGGTGACACAATGCGTGACGGATATGGTACCGGCGAAAATGAGCCTCATACTTCGGCCCGAGGTCGATCGATTCAGGTGGCTTTAGGGCGCGCGCCATTTCGACGTGGCTCCAATTGACAGACGCACGGATTTCCACGCGTACGGGATCCGGATCTGTATTGCCGGATTCCCAGATTCCCCAAATTTTGGCGCCCTCGCGCGCGGGTACGGACCTCACCCGCAGTTCCTGCCGGGAACTATTGACTCGCCGGTGAAACGGTAATACACATGCGCGGGCGTGGCCCGTACTCTCCTGGCGGCGTCACGTCCCGACGCGCACCGCGTCATTCGAGGCTCGCCGCGGTCTTCAAACCCGCGGTGAGCCTCATTCCACACGGAGGACGACATGGCAGACGCGCACATTCCGAACATCAAAGTCCGCGTCAAGCGGATCAACATCAAAGCTCTCGTGTACGCGGTTGCCGGCGCGGAGCCTGCCTATCCGGTCTACCAGTTCTCGCGGCGTCGCGTGCGCGTCGAGCGTCCTGGGCACAATCCCTTCGCTACGAATCCGTCTTGAAGTTCCCCATCGTGTCCACAGACGCAGCCAGTCGTGGACCGTCGTCCGGTGGCGCCGCTCAGCGGTACCGCAAGCCTACGGTTCAGGACCTTGCCGCAAACATCGCGGTGGACGCCTGGGCACGATTGCTCGGCCTGCTCGCAGACGGCGTGTCATCGACGGATGCGATCAAGACGGTGGGCGCCACTCGCGCGCTGGTGGAAGGGATGCTGCGCGCGAGCCCGGAATACCGGAAACAGTGGAACGAAGCGCGCATCGCCGCCCACCGGCGCGACTGGGACACGGATCTCATCATCAGCATCTGCGCCGGGATTGCGGGCGGCCTGACGGTGAAGAAGGCGTGCGAGAACCACAACCGCAACCCGACGAGCTTCCTTACCCTTGTGCTCGCGGATCCGGTGACGAAGGAGGAGTACGACAACGCGCGGAAAATCCGCGCCGAGATGTGGGCCGACGAGACGATCGAGATCGCGGACAACGACGGGAACGACATCGATCTGAATGGACGCGGGAACGTCGCGTCAGTGAAGCGCGCCGACACTCGGATCCAGGCGCGGCAGAAGCTAATGGCCGACTTCGCGAAAGACCGGTTCGGTGATGACAAGAACAAGACCGAGGTCAACGTGAATCTCAACCTCAACCACGCGGAACGCCTCGAAGCGGCGCATGCGCGGCGCCGGCAGTTGAAGCGCGACGAGTCACCGATCGACGCAGAGATCATTCAGAAGCCTGCAGTACCGGACTGGTTGAGCGAATGACCTACGCGCAGTACGTCAGCAACGGCTACCACTACGCCGACTGGCTGCGGCTCAGTTTCTTCGGCAAGGCACGATGTGCATTTCGCGGTTGGCCTCGGTATCTGACCATTTCGCTGAGCCCTTTCGCTCTTCGGGCCTACCGAGATTGGGGCTTCGCCACTTCGCAGGACTGTGAGTACTTTCATCTTGGGCCTCTGGTTCTCAGCTGGTGGTGCAAGTGACACACACCGACATCGTCACCGAAGAGCTGCCAACGCTCACGAAGGAAGAGTTCTGGCAGGCGCTGCGCATCTGCGCACCGAAGATCAAGCGCAGTACGTTCGAGCGGGACTGGAAGCGCTTCATTGGTCTGAAGGTGCGCGACGAGTTGCATCTCGGCCCGCTGCAGTCGGTGAAGTGATGGGCTGGTTTACCGATTGGCTTGTGGCTGAAGACGAACCTGTCGTCGAGCCGACAAAGTGTGAAAACTGCGGTAAGCCTCTCGCCACAGCGCGAGCCGCGCATACTCTTGCAGGACTTGCCGCGTGCTGCCCCGACTGCCTCATGACGGACACGCCTTGCGGGTGCCCGACGTGAACGCACAACTGACCGAACAGCAGTTTGAAAACGAACTCCTTATCGAGATGGAGGAGTGCTTCGACGACTTCGAGCGATACGTGATGTTCGCTTTCAACTGGGGTGAAGGCGAGCTGGCAGAGCATGACGGACCTGACACATGGCAGCGGAAGTTCATGGAGGACATCCGCAAGACTCTCAAAGGTGATCCGCAGGCGTCGATCCGTCTGGCGCGCTCCTCGGGGCACGGCGTGGGCAAGACCGCGGTAGTGGCGTGGCTGATCCTCTGGTGCATGTCAACGCGGCCGCATCTCTCCGGCGTGGTCACTGCGAACACCATGATGCAGTTGAACACGAAGACGTGGCGCGAGCTTGCGCTCTGGCACAAGCGCGCGATCAATCGCCACTGGTTCAAGTGGAGTGCCACGAAGTTCTGGCACGTCGACCATCCTGAAACATGGTTCGTTGCAGCCGTACCGAATTCAGAACACAACTCTGAAGCGTTCGCCGGCTTGCACGCGAAGTATGTGCTCGTGATTTATGAC